ACAAGCCTGACATTGTGGTCTTGGATATGGGAGACAAGTTTGCTAGGACAGGTGGTTTTGCTAGACCCGATGAAGCATTAAAAGCTAATGCTATCTATGCAAGACAAATAGCTAAGTCACATAATTGTGCTATGTTTTATATGTCTCAACTATCTGCTGATGCAGAAGGTAAGGTAATACTTAATCAATCTATGATGGAAGGCTCACGTACAGGTAAAGCTGCGGAAGCAGACTTGATGGTATTGATTGCAAAGAACCCACCAATCGAAGGTCAAGAAGAAGAAGGTCCTGAGAGACATCTCAATGTTGTAAAAAACAAATTGACAGGTTGGCATGGTAATGTTACTTGTAATCTTGACTACAGAACAGCTAGGTATACAGCATGAAGCTAACACTTGACGTAGAAAATACAGTTACTCATAGAGATGGCAAGTTACATCTTGACCCTTTTGAGACTAACAATAAGCTTGTCATGGTTGGTTGTCTTACAGACAAAGGTAAAGAGTATTTGTTTAGAGATGACTTCACAGGTGTGCAAGAGTTATTGGATGAAGCAACCATACTTATAGGTCATAACATAGTACATGACTTAATGTGGCTATGGGAATGTAACTTAAACTATGATGGTCCTGTGTTTGATACTATGTTAGGTGAGTATGTATTACAACGTGGAATAAAAGAACCATTGTCTCTTGAAGCTTGTGCAAATAGATATGATTTAGATACCAAGAAACAAGACACTATGAAGGACTACTTTAAAAATAAAGTACCTATTGATGAGATACCAAAGCAAGAGTTGTCTGATTATTTATCTGCTGATTTAAAAGCTACACAAGAATTATCTGATGTAATATACAAAAAGTTAAATACAGTAGAGTATTCAGGTCTAATGGATACTGTACTACTAACTAATCGTGTAGCACTAACACTAGCTAGAATATATCAGACTGGGTTTACTGTTGATGTAGACAAGTTAAATGAAGTTAGAGAAGAGTTTGAAAAAGAAAAGTCTATGATAGAGGATAGACTGAATAGGCAAGTTCATCAGCTTATGGGTGACACTCCTATTAATCTTAATAGTCCTGAACAAATGTCATGGATTATATATAGTAGAAAACCAAAAGACAAAACAACTTGGATGAATCACTTTGTTCCTTACATGAGTAAAGAAGAGTTCAAATCTAAGATAGAAGAAAACTCTGATAAGATATACAAGACAATAGCAGTTAAGTGTCAAGAATGTAATGGAACAGGTAAAATAAGAAAGGTAAAAAAGGATGGAACTCTTTATGCTAAATTACCCAACTGTATTACTTGCAATCATCTTGGCTACATTTTTACTCCTACTCAAGAGATAGCAGGTCTTAAATTTAATCCACCTAGTGTTAAGTGGGTTAGTGCAAACGGTTTTAGTGTCAACAAAAAGATGTTAGAAGTATTACAGCATGTAACCAAGAGAACAGAATCAATTAATGCATATAGTTTTCTACATGATTTACAAAGACTGTCAGCACTAGATACCTATCTATCTTCTTTTATACAAGGCATTAATACTTATATGAAACCAGATGGCAAGCTTCATGTGAGATTACTACAGCACAGAACATCTACAGGTAGATTTAGTGGTGCAGACCCTAACATGCAGAACATGCCAAGAGGGGGAACATTCCCTGTAAAGAAAGTATTTATATCACGTTGGGAAGGTGGTAAGATACTTGAAGCTGACTTTGCACAATTGGAGTTCAGAGTCGCTGCCTATTTATCACAAGATGGAGTTGCAATTGAAGAGGTCACTACTGGATTTGATGTTCACTCATATACGTCTAAAGTTATTACAGATGCGGGTCAACAGACTACTCGCCAAGATGCGAAGGCACACACCTTTGCACCACTCTACGGAGCAACAGGATTTGGAAGAACACAAGCTGAAGCAAGGTACTATGAGCATTTCACAGAAAAGTATAAAGGAATCAAATCATGGCACACCCGATTGGCTTCAGAAGCTATGAACACAGGAATGATTACCACACCTTCAGGTAGGCAGTTTGCATTCCCGGATATAAGAAGACTAACAAATGGTAGTGTGACAAACTTTACGCAGATAAAGAATTATCCTGTACAATCTTTTGCTACTGCTGATATAGTACCTTTAGTTCTAATGCACATGGAAGATAAGTTTAAAACTTATAAGTCTTGTATAGTTAATAGTGTACATGATTCTGTAGTAGTGGATGTACATCCTGAAGAAATCAATCAAGTTATATATACAATAAAAGAAATAAATAATGAGTTAAAACAATTAATTGAAAATAAATTCAAAATTGATTTGAATGTGCCTTTATTATTAGAGGCAAAAATAGGCGATAACTGGCTTGACACCAAAGATGTTGCGTGATATAACTATAAAACTTTAAAGAAAGAGAGGTCTCACATATGAGTGATTTAATAACTATTGATACAAATAACTATGCTGCAATGGCAAAGGCTATGGGTATCGCAGGAGAAACTTCTTCTGAGCCAAAGAAGAGTAACACTTTACCTAGATTGAGAATAAACCATTCTCCAATCATGGGTGAAACAGATATGAACGGTAAGAATGTTAAGGTTGAGGTAGTCAATGGTGGTACATATCGCCTAGATAAGCCTGACGTTAATACTTATTATGGTTCATCGGCAACTATCAGACCCTTTATGCAGAGGTTTATGTATAAAAGGTTTATTAAAAATAATAATGCCAAAGCAGGTGAGCCAATGGGTACTTACCATAAAACTGTTATGGCTGATAGTTTAAATATTGATTTAAAAGACAACCAAGGTACATTTAACTGTGGTAAACCCGCAGGTTATGTAAAGGATTTTAAATCATTACCAGTAGCCCAACAAGATTTATTAAAACAAATAAAAAGAGTTCGTGTCATATTTGGATTAATAACTCTAGAGAACACTGTAAATGAGAACGGTGAAGCTACTGAGTTGCAGGAGTCTCCATTCATTTGGGAAATCGATAACCGTGATGCTTTCAAAATTATGGGTGCTCCCTTTGCTAAGTTAGCACAAATGAAGAGACTACCAGTGCAACATAACATTGTGTTAAATACAGATGAGAGAAAGTTGCCTAATGGTAACTCTTTTTATCTTCCTCAACCAAGTTTAGATGTGACTACTAAAGTTGCATTAACAGAATCAGACCAAAAAATGTTTGCTGATTTTGTTTCTTGGGTACAGAACTACAATGAGTACATCATCAATGAATGGAATGTAAAGACGGGCAGTAACATAAGTCAAGAAGATATGGATACTGTAGATGACTTCATTGATATAGATAATTCTGAAGAGGTAGCATAATGCACCATCCAGCAGAATTGGCGATTCATCAGTATCTTGAAGATGCCACTAAGGGTGAAACTCAAATGAGTGAATCCACTATAGATAGGATAGGCGAAGAGATTAAAGATGCGTTGAAACGTCAATTTGCTGGTGGTAATAAACGAGATGAATTTAGATATCGTGTGTCTAATATAGGTAGACCATCGTGTCAATTATGGTTTCAAAAGAATCAACCAGAAAAAGCCTTACCTAGACCTACAACCTTCGTTATGAACATGATGTTAGGTGATATAGTTGAAGCTGTATTCAAAGGCTTGCTAAGTGAAGCGGGTATTAAATATCAAGACAATACAGAAGTAGAGTTAATATTAGATAAAGATACAACTGTAACTGGTACATATGATATAGTAATTGATGGTGCAGTAGATGACATCAAGTCTGCTTCTGATTGGTCATATAAATATAAGTTTGAATCTTTTGAAGCATTAAAAGATGGAGATAGCTTCGGTTATATTGGACAACTAGCAGGATATGCAAAAGCTTCAGGAAAGAAGGTTGGCGGTTGGTGGGTTGTTAATAAAGCCAATGGTCAATTCAAATATGTTCCTGCATCCAATATGGATTTAGATGAAGAAATAAACAAAATAAAAGAAACAATCAAAGTTTCTAAACAAAAAGAATTAGTAAGATGCTTTGAACCTGAACCTGAATTTTTTAGAAAGATACCTACAGGTAATATGGTACTCAATAAAAACTGTACATTCTGTGAATTTAGAACTACATGTTGGGAAACTCTTCGTGAATTACCTGCACAAATGTCTCAAGCTAAAGAACCTAAGATGGTTCAATATGTAAAGCTTAAAGGTGAATAAGTGCAGCTTTACCAAGTAAGTAAACAAGCTAAGAAATATGGATATAGAAGTGGTCTAGAATATAAGTTATCGCTATACCTCAAGAAAAAGAAATGTGAATATACTTATGAAAGCATTAAGATAGAATGGGAAGACTTAGCCTATCGTACTTATACTCCTGACTTTATATTGTCCAACGGAATAATCATTGAAACAAAAGGAAGGTTCTTAGCATCTGATAGAAGAAAGCATTTAGCTATACAAAAACAACATCCTAATCTAGATATTAGATTTGTGTTTACTAATAGTCGTGCTAAAGTTAATAAAGGTGCTAAAACATCATATGCACAATGGTGTATTAAATATGGTTTTAGATATTATGATAGAATTATACCTGAAGATTGGTTAAAAGAAAAAGGAAAGAATGAACACCCTAAGAAAATAAACTTTACGGGCAGAAAGTTAAATGGAGAATTAAAGTATGGAAAAAGACACACGAAATAACAATAAATCTATCTTACCCGAAGACTTTATTATAAAGGTAAATCCTCATTTAAATAGTAAAGGTAAATGGAATGGTGGTATAGAGTTATCTATTATTCCTAACTTAAATAATCCCTTAGATGATGATGATTATTATCAAGTAGAGCACATATGTAAAATGCTATGCTCCACATTAAATTTTATGGAAATTGAACCTTCTTTCAGAGACAAAATAAATGATTACGTTGTTAATGTGTTTGACAAAGAAGAGGAAGAAGTAGATAAAGAAATAAAAAAGTCTTATACAGATAATGTTATCAATGTAACTTTTGGAAACACCGATAAATGTTAAGGCATATGGAGTATATGAGGATGAAAGAAAAAGAACAAGAAGATATGGTTAATAGCCCTGCACATTATAACAAAGCGGGTATTGAAACTATAGATGCACTAGAGGCTATGCTTACTGATGGCTTTGATTATTATCTTCAAGGGAACATAGTTAAGTATCTATGGAGATACAGATATAAAAATGGTTTGGAAGATTTAAAGAAAGCACAATGGTATCTTAATAAATTAATTGAGCATCACGATGATAAAAGTTAAAATAATTTGCAATATATCTGTTGACCCAGAAGAATATGCTGTTCCTTCTGACGGAGATGTTACAGAAGACTTTGAAGAGTATGTAAGAGAATTTTTTTATGATATTGATGGAACGAAAATAACAAAACTAAAAGTAATTACGGAGACATAAATGTTAAATAACTACCTACCAACAGATTATCAAAATTTCATTGCACTTTCTAGGTATGCAAGATGGAGAGACAATGACCAAAGAAGAGAAAACTGGGGTGAAACAGTTGATAGATATTTTAATTATATGGAAAACCATTTAAAAAAGAATCATAACTACACAATAACTAAAGCACTAAAAGAAAAACTATCTACACAGATAATGAACTTAGGTGTCATGCCTAGTATGAGAGCATTAATGACATCAGGACCTGCTTTAGATAGATGTCATGTAGGTGGTTATAACTGTAGTTACATACCTGTAGATAGTCCACGTTCCTTTGATGAATGTATGTATATACTTATGTGTGGAACAGGTGTAGGTTTCTCTGTTGAAAGAGAGAATGTAGACAAACTTCCTATTGTTAATGAACACTTCGAGAACAGCACTACGGTCATACATGTCGCTGATAGCAGACCCGGTTGGGCAAAGGCATTGAGAGAACTTATTGCTATG